TGGCTTGATTGGAAACCTGTATGGCGTAGACGTTTATGTCTCCGCTAACTGCAGAACCATTGAAGCGGCAGGTGACAATACAGCATCAAGCGTGGACACTCGTGCCGCGTTGTTGTTCCACACTGAAGCTGTCGTGATGGCAGAGCAAATGGCTGTTCGATCTCAGACTCAGTACAAGCAAGAGTATCTTTCTACTCTGTACACTGCAGATACCCTTTACGGTGTCCAGGTGTATCGTCCTGAAGCTGGATTTGTACTGGCAGTTCCATCTGCATAATCTATCCGGGGGCTACGGCCCCCTTTCCTTTTACTTCGCGTTTTTCTTGGAGTAGTTCATGGCAACCACAATTAAACTCAAGAACGGATCGGGTGCGCCCTCTGCTAGTGATTTAGTCCAAGGCGAACCAGCATTAGACCTGACAAATAACCGACTTTATTCAGAAAATGGTAGCGGTTCGGTAGTTGAGATTGGCACCAATCCAACCAGCCTGTCTATCAATGGCACGGCGATTACTGCAACAGCTGCCGAACTAAATATATTGGATGGTGTGACATCAACAGCCGCAGAGCTAAACATCCTTGATGGCGTAACTAGCACAACGGCAGAGCTCAATATTCTTGATGGGGTAACCGCAACAACTGCTGAACTTAATTTTGTTGATGGTGTTACATCAAACATTCAGACACAGCTAAATGCAAAAGGCACCGGAACTATATCTAGTCTTTCTGACTTGAGCGTTACTGCTACAGCAACAGAACTAAACATCATGGATGGTGTTACTGCCACTACAGCAGAACTTAACATTATGGATGGTGTTACATCGACTGCTGCCGAGTTAAACATTTTAGACGGCGTAACTGCTACTGCCACAGAATTAAACATTCTTGATGGAGTAACAAGCACTACGGCTGAATTGAATTTGCTGGATATATCGGCGTTGATTGGACATATTGAGGCAAGTAAGGCGGTTGTTGTTGATTCCAATAAAGATATTACAGGTTTTAGAAACATTACTTTAACTGGTGAGCTTGATGCAGGTTCATTAGATGTTTCAGGTAATGCAGACATTGACGGCACACTTGAAACAGATGCGCTTTCAATTAATGGCACGGCAGTTACAAGTACTGCGGCAGAGTTGAACATCCTTGATGGGGTTACATCGACAGCTGCGGAGCTTAATATTCTTGATGGTGTAACGTCTACGGCAGCAGAGCTAAACATACTAGATGGCGTTACATCTACCACAGCGGAGCTTAATATTTTAGATGGGGTTACTAGCACTACTGCAGAGCTCAACATATTAGATGGTGTTACAGCCACAACCGCAGAGTTAAATGTTCTTGATGGTGTTACAGCTTTTCTTGATGAGGATGATTTTGCTAGCAACTCAGCTACGGCAATCCCTAGTCAGCAGTCAGTAAGGGCATATGTTACTGCAAATGCTGTAAGTGGAGGTGGTATTTCAAATGTTGTACAAGATACAACTCCACAGCTAGGTGGAAGTCTTGATGTAAATGGTCAAGACATTGTCAGTGTATCTAATGGAAATATTACGCTTACACCAAATGGTTCTGGCCTTGTAAGGCTTGATGGCAATGTTGATATACAGTCTGGTGAGATTGTCCTAAAAAACGCTGGCTCAGTATCGAATATTAAGTTTTATTGTGAGTCTAGCAATGCTCATTATACTCAGCTTCAGTCATCTGCTCATAGCGCGTATGGTGGCAATGTAACGCTTACGCTTCCTGCGGCAACCGATACCCTGGTTGGACGAGCAACAACTGATACGTTGACCAACAAAACGCTTACATCGCCTGATGTAAACACCCCAGATATTGATGGTGGCACAATTGATGGCACTGTTATTGGAGGCTCTACTGCCGCTGCAGGCACGTTTACTACGTTTACTTCAAACGGTATTGATGACAATGCTGACGCACTAGCTATGACCATTAGCTCAAGTGAGGATATAAGCATTGGTTCAGCCTCAAACCATGCTGGCGCAAGAGTTGTTATCAATCGATCCCCGCCAACGGCCTTTGGCAGTCCGATGTTTCAAGTCGGTCAAGAAGATTTTACGTCTGGTGGTGTTTATTCTATAGGGTTTGGATACACAGCTTCAGGCTCCACTAACCCGCCCGTAGAAATTAGTGCCTTGACTGTAGCAGGCGGCGGTAGCACTAAAGCAGATATTCTTTTTGGTACAAGAAGTAGTACGAGTGATGTGGCTGTAACAGAAAGAATGAGAATTGCCGCAAGTGGTGCAGTATCTGTAACTGGTGCGTTTTCTAAAGGTTCTGGATCATTTAAGATTGATCATCCATTAGATGCCAAAAAAGATACGCACCATTTAGTTCATTCTTTTATAGAAGGACCACAAGCAGATTTAATTTACAGGGGCAAAGTTGATCTTGTTGATGGATCTGCAACCGTAAATTTAGATACTGTTGCAACAATGTCTGCTGGTACTTTTGTTTCGCTTAACACTAATGTTCAGTGTTTTACTAGCAACGAGTCTGGATGGACTGCTGTAAAAGGTTCTGTTTCTGGTAATGTACTAACAATTACTGCGGAGGCGTCTTGCACAGATACTGTGTCTTGGATGGTAGTTGGTGAGCGTTGTGATAAACACATGCTTGACACAGAGTGGACAGACGATAACGGTAAAGTAATTGTTGAGCCTTTAAAGTCATAATGAATGGATCCTTTATCTTTAATAGCTATGGCGTCTACGACCTTCAAAGGTATACAGACGCTAGTAAGCAAAGGTGCGGAGATTGAGCATGTTGCTCAAAAGCTGGGTCATTGGTATGGCTTGGTTTCTGATATTAAAGAGGCGGAAAGAGAGTCAGAAAAACCACCACTGTTTAAAAAGTTGTTTGATGGTGAGTCTGTTGAACAGCAAGCATTAAATAGTGTTATTGCACAAAAAAAGGTTCAGGAGCAGGAAAAACAAATACGCGAGTTGATTACCTGGGCTTATGGAGTAGAAACGTATAAAGAAATGATGCAGATGCGTCGTGATATACGGGCAAAACGTGAGCGGATAATTTATAAACAACGGAGAAGGCAACGAAGAATGTTAGATGTTTCAGCAATTATTCTTGCTTTGATGTTTTCTGGGGGAATTGTTTATGCAACGGTATCAGTTATAAGGAGTGCGGGATGAAAAACATATTGGCGTTTGCGGCCGTTGTGACAACGATGATTGTTTCTGCAGATACAGTGATTTTGTATGACGATGGCAGTCAGTATACGGTTGAAGATAATGAGCATATTTTTATAAGCAACTACCAAAAACTCTATTATCAACAAAGATACAACAGGGGTGATGTGTTATTTCACCTAACATTGCCAAATACAAAGCGTGATTCTGTTTATGTTGAAAACTCAAATCCAATAGGCAGTCATGAGTGGTGTGAGTCTTACGATCTTCATGCAAATGGCTACACCTTTGAGGATCAGGCTTGGTATAAGTCATGTGACTCTAATAACGATGGTGTTTATGACCTTTGTGATTGGTATGAGCCGACAGGCATTTCGACATTTGATGAGATTGAGTGGCAGGACAAGTGCAATGGCGGCGATCCTTGGGATGGTTCATAGGCTGGTATACAGATAATGGCAGATGAAGGTTTGAAGCAGGTAGCAGATACCGTATCGGTCGCAACAGGTGTTGGTGCATTAGCTGGTGTATTGCCTGCTATTAGCGCATTGCTGACGATTGTTTGGATGTCCATCCGAATATGGGAGACAGATACTGTTCAGCGCATTTGTGGGCGAGGTAAGTCGTAATGCTACAAGCATTGATAGGGCCGATAGCTAATCTTGCGTCTGGCTATCTGAGCAATAAGCACGAGCAGGCCCAAGCCAAACATCAGGCCAAACTGCAGGTGATACAGAATGATGCTGATTGGGAAAGCAAGATGGCTGCGGCATCAGCCAACAGCTGGAAGGATGAGTTCTGGACTATTGTTCTCGCAGTGCCGCTCTTTTGTTTGGGTTACAGCGTTGTTGTTGATGACCCCGCTATTCTTCAGCGCGTTTCTGACAGTTTTTCTGCTTTGGATACTCTGCCAGATTGGTATCAGTATTTATTATTTCTTGCAGTATCTGCGAGCTTTGGAATCCGTGGTGCTGATAAGCTGATGAAGCTCAAGGGAGGTAAATAGGCTATGCCTACTAGAAGCAAAGGCGGAACCACAATTGGCAGGGTTACAGAAGGCGGGGATGCGTATCGCAACCAATTTAGCATTGAAGAAATAAAGCGAATATTAGAAAGCATGCAAGCTGGCTTTAGTGTTTATGGGCCTTCTGGAACACGCTACCAAGAATTTAAAACACTACAAGCCTACCTTCGAACTGTATTTGGCCCACTTCCAGAAGGCGCTGTTGATTATGCGTCAGGCGATTTAAACGGAGATGGGACAAACGAGCTTTACGCTGCAGATGCCGATGGAAATCCTCTTTCTGTTTATAATTTTAATGACGATGGGGATCCAGTATCAGTTTTAATTGAAGATTGGGATGGAACTGTTAATGTTAAATACGGAGATCCCGGAGGCGCAGGCACTGGAAGCGATGACAGCGGAGCAAGTACAGGCCCATTAACAGACGATGATGGAACTCTTCTTGTAGATGAGAATGGTAATTTAATATTTAACCCTATTATTCCCGGTGTGGTTATTCCTACATTTCCGCCACCTAATAATGACGATAACGATGACAATGACGCCGATGGTGGCGGTGGAGGAGGAGGAAAAGAAGGCGGTGAAGCCGGTGCTAGTGATGACGGTGATAGTGATACCAATGGTGGCGATAGTGATACCAATGGTGGCGACTCTGGCGGTGATGATGGCGACACTGACTCTGGTGGCGGCGCCCTTGATGAGGAGGATGGAGAAGGGAAAGATTCAACGCCTCAGTATTACGAGGTCGATGAAGATGGCAATGTTTATATTATAGATGGAGATTCCGAAGAAGGCACTTGGAATGAAGATGGCTTTTGGCAAGGCGGCTGGAAAAGAATTGGCAATATAAATGATGGAACTGGCGCATGGTGGGAAGATTTTGAATCAGGTGGAATTTATGGTGAGCATGGTGAATTAATAATTACACGTGAGTCTGATCCTGACTCTGATTCGGATGAGGATACTGTTGATATTACGCCAGATTCTAATCTTTTTGGTGGCGGTATTTTCCCTGGTGGTATTTTTTCTGGCGGTATTTTCCCTGGTGGTATTTTTTCTGGTAACGAAGATACCGGAAATACGGGAGATACCGGAGATACCGGAGATACCGGAGATACCGGAGATACGGGCAGTGACGATGCCGATAATGACAAAAATACTGATGATAGTGATAGCGACGACAACGACGGTAGCAATGGTGGTAATGGCACTAGTGGTGGCGATGGCATCGGTGGCGATGGCACCGGTGGTGACGGTTCTGGTGGTGATGGCTCTGGCAACGGTAACGGTGGCGACGGTAGTGGCGACGGTAGTGGCGGTGGTTCAGGCGAAGGTAGTCCAACATTTAATACAGACAGACTTCTTGCAGACATACCTTTTGTTGTTCCAGATCTTTATGATGTTCCTAAACAGCGCGGGATGTTTTTATCACAAATTGGACAGGCAGACTCTAGTTTAATGCTGGATGATTTTTTTGTAAGACAATTTAATCGCAAAAATGGAATGCTGGTATGACTTACTTAAATTTAGTAAATAATGTATTGCGTCGATTGCGTGAAGATACTGTTACTACAGTAACAAATAATACTTATAGCACTATGGTTGGTGATTTTGTAAACGATGCAAAAGAAATTGTTGAGTCAGCATGGGATTGGTCAGCGTTGCGGACAACATCAGGATCTCCACTTACGATTACAACATCTTCTGGGGATTTTACTTATTCTTTAACTGGAAGTGGCGATAAAGGCAAAGTTTTAAATCTTATAAATGATACATCCAATCTTATGATGCAGTATCAAACGCAAAACTGGTTTGATGATAAGTTTTTAATTCAAAATCCAGCATCTGGCGCGCCTGAGTACTACACCTATAATGGTGTTGATGCAAATGACGATACTCAGATTGATGTCTATCCCAAGCCAGATGGCGTTTACTCGTTAAAATCTAGGATTGTTATACGCAAAACAACATTAAGCAGTGATTTGGATACTCTTGCTGTGCCTAGTCAGCCTGTTATTCATTTGGCTGTTGCTTTATTAGCCAGAGAGCGCGGTGAAACTGGCGGAACCTCTACAGCAGAATACTTTTCTATTGCCGATAAGTATTTGTCCGATGCTGTTGCATTGGATGCCCAAAAGCACCCTGAAGAAACAATTTTCTATACACCATAGGAGCAGTCGTGGCATTACCGTTACAAAGCATTGATCTGATTGCCCCTGGGTTTAAGGGATTAAACACGGAGGATTCGCCTCTGGCACAGGACCCTGCATTTGCAGAGGTTGCTGATAATGCTGTGATTGATAAGCGTGGTCGTATAGCGTCTCGGAAAGGCATCAGCGTTCTTACGACAAATAAAACTGTCTTAGGTACTGATTATTTACACAAAGTTCATCAGTTTTATGATGATTCTGGCAACGATGTAATTTTTAGCACTGGCAACAACAAAATAATGACTGGCACAACTACGTTGGTCGATGTTACTCCAGGTTCATATACAATAAATGCTAATAACTGGAAGATTGTTAACTTCAACAACAAAGCATATTTTTTTCAGAGAGGTTTAGAGCCGCTTGTTTACGATAATGCGACAGGATTGCGGACATTTGGTACGGTTACTGGCGCAACAACAGCAGCTACGCTTAAGTGTAATGAGGCTATAGCATCGTTTGGGCGTTTATGGATAGCAGATAATGCATCTGAGGCTCAAACAGTATATTGGTCTGATTTGTTAGATGGGGTTGACTTTACTGGTGGCTCAAGTGGTTCTATAAACGTATCGAAGGCTTGGCCTGATGGACATGATGTAATTGTTGGTCTGGTTGCCCATAACAATTTGCTTGTTATTTTTGGTGAGCATAGCCTTTTGGTTTATCAGAACGCCGACACTCCTGCTGTAATGAGCTTAGCTGATACCGTTTCTGGCATTGGCGGTATTGATAGAGGCTCAATACAGTCAATGGGTACAGATGTATTGTTTTTGTCTGACTCTGGGTTGCGTAGCCTTGGCAGGACAATACAAGAAAAGTCTTTGCCACTATCGGATTTAAGCAAAAATGTAAAAACAGACCTAATTTTACTTGTTACTGCCGAAACAGACCCAATTCAATCTGTATACAGCCCTGAAAACTCATTCTATTTACTTTGTTTTCCAAGTCAGCAAACTGTTTTGTGCTTCGATCTTAAGATTAAACTAGAAAATAACGCTTATAGGGTTACTCGGTGGACATCTGTTAAGCATAAATCTTTTGGGCGAGACAAGGACGGGACACTTTACATAGGCTCTACGGATGGAGTGGGCAAATATGATGGGTATAAAGACAATACCTCTACATATCAGTTTAGATATACCAGCCCTGGCTTGACGTTTGGCAGTCCTAGCAGAACAAAGCTAGTAAAAAAGATTAGGCCTACGTTGGTAGGGCTAAATGATGGAACAGTATTTGTTAAGTGGGCATACGATTTTAGCACTGCTTTTAAAAATTATGAGATTAACATTGGAAATCAGAATCCAGCATTTTTTGGCACAAGCGAATATGGTGTTGGTACATTTACTGGGGGTTTGTTAGTAACAAGAACGTCTGTGCAAGGCAGTGGCAATGGTGCTGTCGTAAGCATAGGGCTTGAATCAAGCATTAATGGTGCTGTGTTATCAATACAGGAAATTAACGTGTTAGCGTTGGTGGGCAAAACAATATGAGCAATTACAGCAAGACAACAAACTTTGGTGCAAAGGATACATTGCCCTCTGGCGACAGCGCCAAGATTATTCGGGGTAGCGAGTTTGATACGGAGTTTGATGCAATAGCTGTTGCATCTGCGACAAAGTCCGATCTTGCTTCGCCTACATTTACGGGAACCGTAACGGTGCCAAACTTGTCAATTACAGGCAACCTGGTTGCTAACATAGGAAGCTCTGATACCGTCACGATTGATGGAGGAACATACTAATGTCTATCTTTGGTGACATTGCCGGATTAGCGGCAATAAATGCAGCTTATAACAGGCTGTCAAGTGTTGGTTCTTCAACTCAAGAAGATGCAGATGACCTTTCATTTGACCTTCAGCGCATGGCGCAGTTTAGGCCTTTTACTGTTTCGAGTGGAACTGGTAGATCATTCATTGGCGATAGTGGCTCGTTAGATGTTAGGCCTACTGGTATGGCTGGAAATATTCAAGATGCCTTGTTAAATGAAGGGCTGTTTAACATTGGCCCTGCTTTTGGTTCAAGAGAAGTAGGCAGGCTTGGTGGTCAGTTTCTTGGTCGTTCTAGTAATGAGCTTGATCGTAGCTTGCCAACATTTGATGCCACTAATCAGCTTGCTATGCAAAATTTAATGTCGGCGAGAGGCTTGTTAGACGAAGCAACAATGAGCCCAGCGGCAAGAGAGCAGGCTATTTTTGAGCGCATACGAGCAGCCCAATCTCCAGAGGAACAACGACAGCAGTTACAGCTAGAGGAGCGTCTTGCGTCTCAGGGCAGACTGGGTGTTTCAACCAACCTATATGGTGGTACGCCAGAGCAGTTAGCCCTTGCAAAAGCTCAATCAGAAGCGCGAAATACAGCCATGCTTCAAGCTATGCAACAAGCGGAGGCTGAACGTGAATTTGCTGGTCGGCTAGGCACTCAGTTTGCAACTACAGGTGCTGGTTTAGGGCAATCTGCACAGGATTTGTTGGGAAGTCGACAAACTCGCGGGCTTCAGCTAGGCCAGGTAGGACTAGGGATGTTGAGCGGCCAGCAGGCGCTTGAGACAGATCAATTGAGGAGAGCTTTGGCGGCAACACAGGGCGCATTTATTCCTCAGTCAGCGGCTCTTGACGTTCTTCAGGCGGGGCTTACCGCTGGTGGTATGGCGCAACAGGCACAGCAGTTTGGCGCTGGATTGTTTGGTGAGGCCAAGGTTGCAGGAATTGAATCGTATCTTGCTTCTGGTCTTGGTCAAGGCGATCTTCTTGGTGAGGTTGGTGCTGGAGTATTAGCTGCTAGTGCAAGAAGTGACAAACCTGGAATATTTGATTTTCTTGATAAATATATTCCCGATTAAAGCTGAAACAAACTTAACTATTCTGGTATTTGGAGATAAATCATGGCAAGAAGTTTTGGGTCGCCTATTCCGAGAACACCTCTTCCAAATTTAAGAGTAAATAGA